GCAATATACCGTACGCCGTACTGAGGAAATGTGTAGTTGATATAAAGCCCTGTCAGCGAGGAATTACGACCGAGTCTTGAAAGATCTTCTTGTGTCAAGTAGGAACTAAAAAAATTTTTGAGATTTTACAAACCGTTCATAGGTGGATGACCACCCGTGAACGGCTTGTAACATTCAGCCTATTAGATTTCTGCATCCTCAAAGATGTCTTTGAACTGCCAGACGATTTCGATGCTGTCATGCCCATGAATATAGATAGCGGAGATTAGAGCATGAGCAAGCTCGTATGTAAGCCCTGCGCCTTTCTGGTATTCGCCGAGCACCGCATCAAGCCTTTCATCCGAACAGGGATGTTCAGAATCAAGCTCCTGCATCCGCTGATGACCTTGCTGGATTGCTTCTTCATTCTCAGACATCTTCGCGTCTGTTTCTGCTTTCCGCTTGAGATATTCAGCCTTTGTGATGCTGCCGGAAGTGTATTTCTCATACAGCCGGAGCTTCACTGCCTTGAGCTGTTCGTACTGCTTCTGCAAATCGCGGATTGCATCCGCGCATTCTGTGATGGCAGATTTCCTGCGCTTGCTGATCTCATGCTCTTTAACAGCTTTCTTTTCGACCAGTGTGAGCATTTGCCCAATCGCTTTGTAAGCGGTGTCCTCAATCCATGCCTCGCTGTATCTTTCACCAACCGGGCACTCCGTATCGCGGTCATGTGTTGAGTAAGTACACTGATAGAAATATCCACCCTCATTTCGGAGCTTTCGTCGGGTAAGGGCGCGTTTACAGTTGCCGCAGCACACAAGACCCTTGAGGGGATAATAGCGCAGATTCCGTTTAGGATTCTTCTCGCCGCCCCGGATGACTGCCTGAGCCAGCTCAAACTCTTCCTTGCTGACAATGGCTTCGTGCATCCCTTCGACGATGATCCATTCCTCTTTCTTTTGAGAAATAGTTTTCCGAGAACCTACGCCGCCGGATTTTCGCTTGTGGCCGATCGTTGCCCCTGTGTAAACATAGCTCGTCAGGATCTTGTAGACCATAGAGGCCGTCCAGCTTATCTTTTCGCTCATGCGGCTATACTTCTTCTTGTCAGGATGTTTGCCTTTGAAATATTGCCCGGGCGTCGGGATATTATCATCGTTCAGACTGAGAGCAATCTGTGAGGTATTCCTGCCTTCAAGGGCTTCATCGAAGACCCTGCGCACGACCTCTGCGGCCTCCGGGTCAAGCTTGAGCTTGTTGCGGATTTCGGGATGAAGCACATAGCCGTAAGGAGCGTAGCCGCCCACATACTTGCCTTGCTTCATCATCTGGATTTTTGCCGTTGTCGTTTTGACAGAAAGATCCTTGCTGTATGCGGCATAGATGATGCTGCGCATGACAACCTCAAGGCCACCGGTTGTTCCCTTGTAATCGTCGCTGTCATAGCCGTCGTTGATGGAGATAAAGCGAACGCCCATGAACGGGAAAGTGCATTCGAGATAATTGCCCGTCTCGATGTAATCACGAGAAAAGCGGGAAAAATCTTTGACGCAGATCAGGTTGATCTCCCCGTGCCGGACTTTCTCCATCATCGCCGAGAACTGAGGACGATGAAAATTTGTCCCGGTATAGCCATCATCCGCGAACTCAAGTCTCGGATATTTGGAAAGCGTCGGATGGTTGTCAAGGTAGCGGTTGATGAGCATACGCTGGTTGCCGATGCTGTCACTCTCGGCCTTGCTTCCGTTTCCGGTATCTTCATCAGCCATAGAGAGGCGGATGTAGATACCGATTGTGTAGTCTTTGTTCATTTACATCGCCTCCTGAACTTCTTTGATACTCTGAATGGTCAGCTCGTAGATGTCACCGTACTTCATGACCAGTTCGACAGCGCCGCCCTCATGGACTTTGACCAATTCAACAGACTCGTCTACTAAATCCTGAGAGAGCTGCGTTGCTGTGCTGACGGATTTCATCAAGGTAATCCACTTGTTATCGACCGACATAGCTTCGTCGAACTTGCTCCGGCGCTGTACTGCCTCATCCAGACGGCGGGACAGGTCAGCGTATTGTTCGTCATAGCTCTTCTTGGCAAAGGAGTATTCCGCTTCATCCAGAATCCCTTCGGCATAATCCTCGTAGAGGCGTGTCCGCTTCTTAGAAACGCCGTTGAGCCGCAGATTCAGGCTTGTAATGAGGGCATTTTGTTGATCTCGGATGTTTTTCTCGCCCTCGCTGCCCCTGAGCTTATCCAGCAGCTTGTCATAATCAAGCGCTGCCTTGACTTGAAGCTGGATCGCTGCAAGCACATTCGCTTCAAGCGTGTCCTGCCTCGTATAATGGGAAGTACAATGCTCATAGCGCCGACCTACTGAGGTACTGCATTCATAGAAGGCATACCAGCGCTTCCGCTTGTCCTTGTCGATCCGTTTCCGGTGGAAGTACATCTTCTTCCCGCAATCAGCGCAGACGATTTTTCCCTCGAAAAGGTTTACGAGCGTTGCCCGGATTTCCTCGGTTTTCTGCATACTCGTCTGGCGAGCCTCAGAAGCCGCTTGGAGGATGTCCTGCACCTTCTGGAAGTCTTCACGGGAAATAAGCGCTTCGTGCGTGTTCGGGAACACAATCCACTTATCCTTGTCTTTGACATTATGGGATTTGATGCCCTTGTAGATCGCCTTCATGGAGCGGCCAAGGACGGTATCACCCACATAATGCGGATTGGTCAGGATGCCGTACAGCGTTGAACTGTACCAGCCTTTGCAGGAGCAGCCGTCGCCTTTGCGGGTTCCGTTCTGGCGTTTCCGCAGCTCCGTATTTGGCGCACCCAGCCGGTCAAGCTCGTTAAGGATCATCGGGATTGACCAGCCCTCGATTTTCCACTGGAACATGAGCCGCACATACGGCGCTGTCTCTTCGTCAATAACCATGTTTGTATGGTCTTCATTCCACCGGTAGCCATACGGAAGATTGCGCTTCTGGAAGGTCCCTTGCTCCATCTGTGCTTTCAAAGCGGTGGAGACTTTCCGTGAAATATCCTTCGAGTACAGGGCGTTGATCATGTTTTGCAGCGGGATCATCAGGCTCTCATTTGAGCCGTCCGTATCAAAGTTGTCGTAGTGTTCCTTGATTGCAATAAACCGCAAGCCAATCTGTGGAAAAATGCGCTCAAGGTAGGTTCCGGTTTCTATGTAGTCACGGCCAAAACGGCTGAGATCGCGGACTACAAGGCATTTGATCCTGCCGCTCTTGATGTCAGTCATCAGGCGGTTAAACTCAGGCCTGTCGAAAACCGTCCCCGTCCGTCCGTTATCCACATAGACATCGACGAGATCGAGATACGGGCAACCGGCAATATAGGACTTGCATATCTCAATCTGATTGGTGATGACATCCACCTTCTCAGATTTGCCGCTATTCTCCACGGAGAGACGGGCATAAATGGCTGTCGGGAAGATTTGCAGCGGTGCTGCTTCGCAAACCGGCTCTGCGGCTGCGACTTTTCTGCTTTTTCGTGCCATGCGCTCATCCCTCCTTTATCCGGCAACGGCAAGTTCGTCGGCATAGCCGAGAACATATTCAAGTGTCTGCTGATACTCGTCTTTGTACTTGAAGACAATCTCTATCGCGTGATCCTCATAAATCAGGATGCGGTCAACCAGCGCCATGAGGACGCGGCGGTTCAGCTCTTCAATGTTTTCATACTGCTTGAAGAGCGTGACCCAGTTCCGTTCCGTAGCCCCGGTTGCGACCGACTGCTTCATTTCCTTCTTCACCCGAAGAAGAGCTTCCTGCTTTTCCTCAATGATTTTGGTGTAGCTGTTGCGGAACTCAAAGTATTCCGACTTGTCGATGATCCCATCCGAGAGGTCTTCATAGAGCCGGAGCTTGAGCTTCTGATAGCGCTCAATCTCTTCTTCGAGCTTCGCAATCTGCGCTTCATAGTTGAATGCCTTGCGGTTCTGAGAAGGAAGCCGCTCGATCATCTCAAGCGCTTTTTCCAGATTGACCACAAGCTCGATCTGGTCATGGATGGCACGGAACACCTTTTCCTCAACCTCTTTTGCGCTGATGCTGTGTGGGCTGCAGGTCCGGTTATGCTTATTCGTTGAGCAGACATAGTAGATGTATTTCTTTGTCTTCGACGGGACGGTCTTGCGTGTCATAGACTGCTGGCAGTCCCCACAGAACAGGAAGCCGGAAAACAGGTGTGCCTCATCCTGATCAGGCGAGCAGCGCATATCCCGCTTCATCATGGTCTTGACGGCCATGAAATCCTCATAGGAAACAAGCGCTTCGTGCGCCCCCTCGACCTTGACCCACTCGGTTTCGTCTTTCGGCTGCACAACGCGCACCTTGTAGTTTGGCGTACCGCGCTTGCCTTGGGCAAGGACACCGATATATACCTCATTAGTGAGGATGCGCTGGACAGCCTTGTAAGTCCACTTTGCAGTGTCGCCGGTCTTGAAGACGGTATCGAACTTCACTCCCGCCGAGTGCTTATACTCCATTGGAGAAAGCACGCCCATCTGATTCAGCCTTGCAGCAATGCGCCCGATGGAGAAGCCATCCTTGTACATGGCAAAGATCATCTGCACATACTCGCTGACGGCCTCATCGACGATAAGCTGGTTTTTGTTATCCGGCGATTTCTTGTAGCCATAGGGCGCGAATGCCCCGACGAACTCACCGTTCTTTTGCTTGACCTCCAAGCTGGATCGGATTTTCATGGATATATCCTTGCAGTAGGAGTCGTTGATGAGGTTTTTGAACGGGATAACAAAGGAATCCGACTGCGGATCGCCGGTCAGGCTGTCGTAAGCGTCGTTGACCGCGATAAAGCGGATGCCGAGCTGCGGGAATATCTTTTCCAGATACCGACCGCCGTCGATGTAGTTTCTCGAAAAGCGGCTGAGGTCTTTGACCACGATGCAGTCAATCGCGCCTTTGCGGATTGCGTCTTCGAGCTTTTTGAAGTTTGGACGATTGAAGGAAACACCGCTATAACCATCGTCAACGAACGGCTCACAGACAATTTCCAGATCGTCATGCCGTGCAATGTAGTCCTCGCAAATGGCTCTTTGGCTTGCAATGGAGTTGCTTTCAACTTTGTCCCCGTCTTCACGGGACAGGCGGCAGTAAATTGCCGTCCGGTAAACTTTTCCGGGCATAAAAATAACCTCCGTTTTCTGTTTGGTGTGATACATCAAATCAGAAAGACGAAGGCTTCTGCTTCTTGTATGAGGAAAACACGATAAAGCCACATGACCCTCAAGGGCAGCGGCTTAGTCCATGTATTCTTTTTTGACCTGACTTCATTGTATCACAGGCTCAATCGCTTGTCCATAGAACCGGGCGAAAAGATTCAGTTTGTTCATAATCAAAGTCCTCTCAGATAATGTTCCAGACAGTCCTCCAAGGTGGTGTCTGTCTTCGAGAAGCTGATCTTCACGACGGTCTTCCCGTCCAGATAGCAATACGGGTTTCTGATCTGTCGGATAAAATCCCGCAGCCGGTCATCCTGCGCAGCCGCAGGCTCAAGCCGGATGCTGTCCCGCTGGACAAGGGTACTGCGGTCAACCGTCTTCGGGTTGACGCTTCTCATGGTTTCTACGCTCATCATATTACAAACACCTCCCTGATGATGTGAACTTGTATTCAGGACAAAAGGATATGGCGGAGCGCCGGTTAGGGACACTCCGCCACATAGTTTTCATCCTGAAAACTTGTATGCTGAATGTAGCTAATTGGTTTGTTTCGTGTTCCGGCATATTTGCAGCTCGCACCCCTGCCAGAAGAGCCTTGCGGCTCCGGGAATGCTACGGACTACCAACGGTTAATCGGTATCATGGGACTCTCACCCCTCCGAGGAACGCTCCGAGCCGCCCCCGGCAATCCGGGGACGGAAGTATCATTATACCCAACTTCTCCATCATGGCGAACAGCCGCACCACACGGCAGTTTAGCCTCTCTGTTGATCGCTCGCTTCCGTGAGGAAGGTCTTGGCGGCAGAAGGCAAGTCGCTTCGAGAAAAGAGGAAAGATCCGCAGCACTGGATATTCTGTTTTCAAGGTACTGTGAAGCCGGTCTTGATTGACCCCTTCACTTTACAACGGACATTTTTCCCGCAAAACTTGGCACCCCTCAGAAAAAAATTTTTGCTTTTTTTCGGATTGCGGCAACGAGCTTGCAGACACGGGAGATGGAAAGGCCAGAAGAAGCAGCATATTCCTGCTGGCTTCCTCCATACTGGATGCAAAAGAGAAAGACTTCTCTTTCTCTCGCCGTCAGTTGCTCCATAAATTCCGCTTCCTGTATTTTGGTAACAACCTCGTTTGTGAAGTCATGGGGGTCGGCTAACCAAGTCGGTGCGTTGACTTCATCCTCTGGGACAGCATCCAGAGACAGCACACTGGAAGGCTGCGTTTCCTCGCCGTCTTCGCTGTCAGATGCTCCCCCGGTATCGTAGGAGCGCCGGAGCTTCTTTTCCTCATTGCGGAGTGCTTTCATGACCTCGCGGTCAACCTCCGTAGTCTCGCCGGTGGCCTTCACGCGCACCATGCACTTGCCGTCCTCGGTAGTCCAGAGGTCGTAGTCGAATTCAACGGGTGTTTTGGGGATTCTTTTCATTGCCTTGTCCTTTCCGCTGGCTCGGAGCAGCGGATGGACAAGACTAAAAAAGAGCCGCATGACGGTGAGCTGATCTTCCCATACCGATAAAACAGAGCTTAGAAAACTCTGTTCATGCGGCATTAGGAAGACTCACCAATCAGCGGCTCCACAGCACAGCTATAAAATATTGAATTGTATTTGTTATCTCCTTACCTTCTGTGAAGGCGGAGGTATAACCGTCTCATGTTGATCACATCAAATACGGTTTCCCGGCCACAGGCTTTGCACTTGGCCTGTATGTGACCACGGGAATCCTCGAATACAGCGATAGCGTTATGCCTACAATATGGGCATTTCACCATGCGCATCTTCTGGTTGACAATGGCGCATCGCGCCCTACGGATTTTCTCCTGTATTTCAGGGGAAGGCTCAGACACACGGATGCTTTTCTTCATGCCCACACCTCCAAAGGATCGTTGTACTCGCTGTATGGCCGTGTTTCCAAGTGGCCGAGCTGTCTCAGCCGGATGACTGCGGCTGTCTTGGAAACGCCGAACTGCTGGCAGATCATATCAAGGGCAACCTTATCCCAATAGGCATAAGTTCCATCATAGCTGACGAGTTTCCAGCCTCTGGCATAGTACGCAACGGCAAGATCAATTTCCCGCTGGGGCATCAGGATGGCCGCGCCTAAGACATTGGCTTGCCATTCATTCCAGTCCTCGCGGGTCTTTAGCTCCCGGAGCGAATAGGCTGTCCGGGCGGAGTATTTCCGCCGACAAGCTTCCCGGATTTTGTCTGTCTCCATCTGGAACAGGATTTGATGGGCGCACTCATGGGCGAGTGTAAACCGCCTTTTCCCGCAGAGCTTGCGAATCTGTGAAGGCTCGATAAAGTTCCTGTCCATCAGAACTTCGTTTCGGTGCAGCGGGATTTTGCGCTGAAAGCCTCTGTCCTCCACGATGTACTCGGTATCGGTGTAAGCGGTCAGTCCGCAGATGCTTCCGTCCTCAGACAGATAAGCGAACGAAACATTCAGGCCGAGATATTCACGGGCAAACTGGTCAATCGGCGTACCGCGAGGCAATCGCCTCCCATCCGTATCGGGTCCGAAAAAGAACTCGTTAAAATCTTTTGTGACCGCCGCAGCGATTTCTTCAATCTCTTTGTGCGATAAAATCATCTGGCTCCCTCCTTTGCTTCTACAAACCATTTTGTTCCCTCCTGAAAGAGGTACGATTCCCTCCCACGGATCATCACAGTATAACGAATACCGCCGCCTCCAACTTTTTTAGAAGCTGCACGGCATTTGTACAGGATTTGGTCAATCTGAAAGATCAGGCCGTTTTCCCAACGGATAAACCGAGGATGACATACTCCTTCTTCGTCAACATCCAAGTTGACCGAGACATACGCCTTTCGGCAATGTGTGTTCGTCATAGCCTACCTCCATGTGCTCTAAAAGTTACGCAAAACCGGGCATAACTTCCGTATTCCTGTTGACATACACACTGTTCGTGTGGTATCATAATCACGAACGGGGCGTTCGCGTTGATAACAGCATAGCATGAACAGATATTTCATGTCAATGCCTTTTGCGAAATTTCTGTTCGTGTCCATAATTGTTTTTAGAAAGAGGTGCCTTATGAGTTTCAAGGATAAGCTGAAAGAGAAAAGGTTGGAAGCGAACCTTACGCAAGTGCAGCTCGCCGAAAAAGTATCTGTGACACCGAGAACCATCCAGCACTATGAGCTTGGCACTCGCAAACCGACAAAGCTCGATATTGTGGAAAAGTTGGCGAAAGCGTTGAATACCACGCCAGAGTATCTGCTTGGGCAAAATGGGTTGCTGGTGGTAGCGGCTCATGAACAGGGCGGCTCCAAAGCAGCCAGAGATATTGACGAGCTTGTCAGTGAAGTGACCGGTATGTTTGCCGGTGGACGGCTCAGTGATGAAGCACTCGATGGCGCGATGAAAGCGTTGAACGATGCTTACTGGATCGCCAAAGCGAAAAACAAGAAATACACTCCGAAGAAATACCGTAAGGGGACAAGCGAACAGTAAGGCTATTCGCTGTTTGCGATGTTCCCATCAGCGGGAGGTGAGACGATGAATGCTGAAAATCTCTCGAAGGTCGGCAGCAGACTTGTAAAGCGCTGCGGGACGCGAGATCCGTTTAGCATAGCACGGCAGCTTGGCATTGAGGTCCTGTTCTGTGAGGACTTCGGCCCTCTGAAAGGAATGTACCGGGTGATCAAGCGCAGCCGTTTTATTTTCATAAACGAAAACCTGAGCGGGCGGATGCAGCGGATTGTCTGTGCTCATGAGCTTGGGCATGACCAGTTGCACCGCAATCTGGCAAAAGGAAGCGCAATACAGGAGTTCATGTTATATGACATGACCACGAAGCCGGAGTATGAGGCGAACATCGTTGCCGCCGAAATCCTGCTCGACACCGATGAGATTCTTGAGTACATCTATGACTACGGCTATACATCCGAGCAGATTGCACGGGCAATGGGAACAGACATCAATTTGGTTGCCTTGAAAATTGCCCACTTGGCGGAAAGCGGATATGATCTCCGGCGTATTGAACATAGGAGCGACTTCCTGAAATGAAGACCTTAGAGGGAGGCGACGAACGATTTGAACTATGACTCCTATCTTGCCCGTGCCATAGAAATTTTTAACGATAAGATGGATGCAGACTTTTCCCACGATCATGTCATCCTCACCTGTTTCATGACCGACGATCAGGAAGAAATCTTTGAGCAGTTCTGCGCTCAGTATTTCCCTTACCGGCTAAAAGACCGGTATCAGGAGGAAGGCTACTTCGATTTCCGGGCATCCTCCTTTATCGGGATGGACAACGGAGGTAAGGACGGCATCCTGCTCCGCACGGACATACCTTACCATCCTGTTGAGCTGCTTCATATCTTCCTGCATGAGCTGGCGCACATTTACTGCGTCCATCATGAACTGGATGGGAAAAGCTTTTATGACGAATACTGTGAAGGCTATGCGCATTCCAACGAGGAAGACGGCATGATCAACGCCGGATATGCCGTCTGGCAGGAGTGCATTGCAGAGATTATTGCGATTGAATGCGACGATAACTGCGACATTTTTCCGATACGGGACAAGAAGAAAATGCTCGCCCAACTCAGGGACGAGATCAACCAGCGGGACGGCAAGCTGCTTGTGAGCGAGATTCTAACAGCGGTGATGACCAGCGCTGAGGTCGAGGCATCCCAAACATGGGATGAAGCTGAGAAAGCAATCCACAGCTTAAAGCTGTTTGATACTGCGCCGGAGATGGATTTGATGAGGCTTGTCTTCAACCAGCTCCAGGACAGGCTGATTGAAATTGATGTGGATTTTATTTCAGAACTGGGCTTCCTGTATCTGAATATTTTATCCCTTAGTTTACTGCGAAACTTCCAGATGCCTTGAAGGCGACATTCAGTATTGATAAGAGACAGCAAATCGGGAGGTGTGAAGATGAGTATAAAAGAAGCGCTGATCGGAGTATTTTCAGATGATCCCATCAACTGGTTAAAATGGGGAATTGTATTTGCGATTCTAATTGGCGGTTATATTATTGCCATTCCGCTTTATGGGAAAGTCTCATCCCGTCTGAGCTGGGAGCGCAAGCGGGATATTGCGCGAAGCAGGGACCATGTGATTAAGGCAGCTCTTGTTAAAAAGCATCCAAAAGGCGAAGTTGGAAAGTACGATTGGAGCGCTACCTACCATTACGAATTACAGGGTGAAGAGCGAGAATATCACGCCTACTTCAAAGAACCAACCAGACCGCCTGTTTATCTGTATCTGTACTATTTGGATAATCCCCGCAAGCTGTTTTCAGTGGAGGAATATCACTATGAGAACCACAAAGCAATCCTGCTTCTGCCTGTCATTTTTCTCCCGTGGATTTTGGCGTTGGCTGCGATGTTCCTTTTGAACATCCCGTTGCCAACAAGGTGAGTCGGAACCAATAGAATTTGCATGGAGAAATATAAAATGGAAAATACCGTATTTGAACGCAATTATGAGATTGTAGAAAAAGATGACCGCGCAACGGCTATATTTGAGCGAGCCTTTTCCCCCGGTGGCTTTATGGAAGAGTTTACAAAGAAAATGGACGCAATCCCGAAGGTGGTTGTGCCGAAGGATAAGGAGAATTACGACTATCTGCTCGACCGGTGCGATGACTATGCACAGCGGCATCACGGTAGGATTCGCGGTGTTGTGGACTATGAGCATTGGGACGCACACATCGACCTCTACCTGAGAATGCTGGAATTTGACGATGCTGAGGATATGGCCTTTGTAAAGGACATCGGTGAGAAAGCGCACTACCTTTGCATCACGCCGGAAGAAGGCGGCGGGTACCGTGTCCATATCATGATCAACTATTTTGAAGAGTTGATGTCCGAAGAATACCGCTCCTACCTCAAATATGAGACGCTTATGGAGGATGAAGAACTGGCCTCCATGTTTGATATACCGGAGTTGTCCCCGGAGGAAGAGGCGGTTGTCCAGTTGATCAATGAAATCCTTGACCGGTTTGATAACGAAACCCAAGTGGACAGGACAACAGCCTTCAAGGCTGCAATCCGTTATTTGATGCAGCAGGATGCAAATGAGGCGATGAACCTTGAGAAAATCGCTGCAACGCTGACGGTACTTCTTGAAAATGTGCTGGACGAAGAAAAGAATGCGGAGAAACAAGAGTCATGAAATATATTCTCTATCGCTCTTTTGGAAACCTTGATAAGGATATTAAAAAGCATGAGCTGGTGGCCGTTGAAACCGGAAAGAACATTGACGATGTAACCGATGCCCTGATTAAAGCGGCTGCGGATGACCTTGCCGGTATGCCGGAATATGAGCACTGTGAGACAGCGGCCTATGCACCGGAGCCGGTCAAAGACTTTCGGAAGGTGCGGCGCTATCAGTACGAGATGACAGGCATTGTTTATCCGCCGAATGCCGATAAGAACATTCTGATTGATTTTGGAATCGTAGAGAAGGAAGAATAAATAAGGTCACTTGCTTTTGCCTGATCGGTGAAACAGAGCGACAAATTGGAATTTATCAGAAAATGAGGAATAGTTGAAATGGAGGCGCTATAATAACATGAAGATTGAAGGGAACCAGAAAGAACTGGATGCAATGGTAGAATTTCATAAGGGAAACCGTGTCGAGGGACTGAGACTGCAAGAAGAATT